TTGGGGATATTAATTACCAATCAAACTTAGACTCATTCTCATAAGTCTTATCTTCGTCTGCTTTTCTTACGCACTCATAGTGTGCATTTTTATAAATATACTTTCCATTAATAACTTTACCAATAGGAATAAATGAATCTTCGTTTGTCATATTAATGTTGCAATAAGAACATTTACCTACATCTATAATAATGTTTTTAGATTTAACCCAAATTTTTTTATGATTTTTTGGCAGTTCGTTTTGATTGTTTTAATGCTTTACTTGAAACTGTACCTTTACCTTTTCGGCTAGTACCAGCTTTTTTTCTTTTGTTCATGTAATAGTACAATCCTTTTTTAACTGTACGACCATCTTTAGTTTTGTGATAACCCTTTTTCATTATTCAAACTCCTTTAATATTTTTAGTTTTTCTTCGGCATTAGCTATCTTATCTATTAATTTATCTACTTCGTCAATATGTTGTGGATGTTCTCCTATACCCACACTATTATTTAGATATATATTTAAAGTTGCATCTGACTCAGCAATAATAGCTTCATATCTTTTTTCTAAAGCATTTAATATAGTTTTTTTCATTTTATTTAACCCTCCAACATTCCCAGCTAACAAGTAGCTACTCCTAATAAACTAATATTTTTTCTTCTTAGTTTTTTTCTTTTTTTTCTTCTTGTCTTTTTTCTTCTTCATGTACATGGTTATCTCCTATTTTTATTGTTTTTATTTCTTCCCATATACCAATCTCCAGGTTCATAATTCCATCTTTTACCATGATGTCCTCTTATATCAGCATACAGCATTCTAGCTTTCACTATGAATTTTAAAAACTTTCTTACCATTTCTTACAAGACCAATACCTTGCAGAAAATACATCTTTAGCAGTAGCACATTTATGCCTAGCTCTAAAGCTCTTTCGTCTAGCAGGGTTAGACTTTTTAATAGTCATATTGGCATCACCATATCTAATAATCTTTTCTCTACCGCCTTTACAAGCTTTAACAACAAACTTTTTACCACCCTGAACTTGTCGTTTAGGACTATTACATTTCATTTTTGCTTTGTTTATTGCCATATTAATCTATTTTATCAACTCCATTAAAGTATTTATAGTCAAATTCTAAAACTCTGCAATCATGTTTTTTACGCATAGACTTTTGTTTGTCTTTAAATTCTGTGGCTTTCTTTTCGGTGTCAAATATGGTGTTAGTAAACATTCTATATTTATCGTCTTGTTTCCAAACTACACAATAAATCATGCTTTTGTTTTAGGTTTTGGTGGGGGTACTATCATCTCTTGGCAGCCGAACTTAGAATATATTTGATATTGATTTGTTTCTTCTCTACCTACCTCTTTGGTCTTTTCTATAGACTTTTGGTAGCCATCTAATAGGCAATCATAATAAGTATCGTAAGCTTTAGGAAAAGTATGAGGGTCTAGGCAAGTGTTTGCTATGGTACTGCACATCACTATTGTTAGCATTATTTTCATTTATCATCCTTTATCTCCTCCAACTTTTTGATCTTATCATTAGCATCTTCAAGGTCTTTGGTTAAGTGTTCTAATTTTTGCAAACATCTTTTGTTTGCTGAATCTTTAGATTTACCAGCATCCTGTAATTCTGCAACTTCTTGTTTCAGAATACGAACTTGGTCTTTATATTCATTTATTAGATCTATACTATCAGACATTATTTTTTTTTAAAAGTAGAAACACCTTTGATACCTAGAATTGTAGAAAATGCACCGACTACAAGAGCTTGATAAAACATTGGAAGATTTGCAAACTTGTCAAAAAATATATCTATCTTTGCTTGTATATCTGGATCATCACTAAACACAGACCAAGCTAATAAAAGCAGAGGAATTGAAATTAACACTAAACAAAATTCGTCTTTCCAATCTCCTTTATGACTATCAATGACTGCTCTTTTAAATTCAACCTCACCATTTGCCATGCGTTCAGCCAATTTTAATTCAGCTACTGATTCTAATTCTTTTGTCTTTCTTCTATTAGAAGCAATAGACATACCAGTTTTAATCATGCCTGGAACTAATTTAGATGCTATACTTAACCACATTATGACTTTGCACTCCTCATTTTTCCAGCTAACTTACCTGCTCTAGCTGGTGTTTGTTTAGCCCAAAGTGAGTCTAGCATTTGAAATGATGCTTCACCATAGTCCTCACTATTAAGAGCTTTCCACATATTCTTAAACTTAGAAACACCACCTTCTCCTATCTGATAGACCATATTAACAATTACTTCTTTAGCAATATAATTAATATTTCTTTCTCCTATTAATCTTTCAGCAGCTTGTAGTGTTCTATTGAAATCTTGTTCAAATACTTTTTCACCTTCTTCTTTAGTATATTCTATATCACTTTCGTAATCATCATCAGGTGTTATCTTGTGTCCATAAAAGATAGTATCAAATCCTTCTGAACATTTATAAATCTTTGGAACATAACCCTCACAAAGTTTTATTTCTTCTTTTAGTTCTTCGTACATTTGCAAACCTCACAGGTACATAAATCTTTATCGTCATGGTGTAAATGCAAATCATCTTTACAATGGCACTTACAATGACAATTTTTACATTTATTTTTTTTTCTTTTAGTTTTTTTACTAACAAATATACTATCTATTTTAGATAAAATATCATCAAAAAAACCTAGAATATTATACACTATATTATCAATCATTTACTATTTTCTTTATACTTTTACTGCCATCAATATTATCTTCTAAAACAGCTTGTACTTTGCCACATTTATATTCAATGCTAGAGTTTGCTGATCTTTCTGCTTCTCTTTTACCTTTAAGACAATCTGACATTTTATCTTGTATTCGGTGTTCTTTAAGTTCACCTGCTACAAACATACAAAGAGCAACAACTGTATTAATGACTGTTTCCATTAGCAAACTCTCTTTGTTTATCTTTTAATTTTTCTATATCAGATAATGCTTTATTTAATTGTTCTCTTAAAAATTCTATATTAACTTTGTTTGTCATATTTTGTTCTTGAGTTACTTCTAACTTTTCTACAGTTTTATATAAATCTTCAATCAACATAAACTGTTCTTGATCTATTGGTTTTTGTGTACTAGCTTCAAGTAAGTCTTGTTCCATTAATGCTTTAGACATTTCTAAATGTACTATTCTTGAATTAACTTCTGCATAAGTCCAAACAGCAATAGAAATACCAACCACTATCATTATTAATGTTTTTAAATCTGTTTTAAAATGTGTTTGTTCTGTAATCATTCTGGTACTGGTAGTTTATAATCTTTAGGTGGCATCTTCAATATCTTCTTATCACCCATAAGTGTTATATCTGGGTTTTCTTTCTTATAATCATCCTTCATATCATCCCATAAACTTTGAGAATCATCAGGTCTAGTAGTATCTCTTGTAGGTGTAACACCTCTACATTTTGATACTAATAATCTAAAGTTTTCATTCTGTGCAAGACTAGGATTGTTATTAACTCTACCACACATTTTCATTAACTCTAATTGTTGTTTAATTTTTACATTTTCTTTTTGAGTCTTACAATCTGTGCCTAAATATTTTCTATAAGTAAAACTTAAGTATTGTTGTTCATTAGTGCTATTGTCAGAATAATTGTAATCAGTTTCTCTTTTATCGGTTCTAACTTCTAACTCTCCACACCTTGCACCATACTCATTAAGATATTCGTTTTTAGGATAGGCAGGTTCTACAAAAAAAGCTAGTATTGTAAAAGCTAGGATAAGTAATCCTGTAAAATAATAATTCATCCTGAGAACCTCCATACATTACCTGTTTAAATCCTTAATGTCATAGCTATGTTCTCTTACTTGGTCTGCAAGAGTTCTATATAAGTTTTCTGCCATCTGCCAAGTAGCTTCAGCAGAAGAAAGTCTTGTATTCATTTCTGCAATTTTATCTTGAGCAACAGTTAAATCTCTTTCAAGATTAACAATTTGTACTTCTGAATTATTAATTGTTGTTGTTAAATTAAGTACATATTTAACCGAAGTAAAACCCCCAACAACTATAGAAGCTACTACTGGTATAAATATAAAATTCTTTTTAAATAAGTCTGCAAAATTCATTTAGCTAGTTTACCTTTGTTAATACCTTTTTTAATTACATATTCTCTAGTGCCATTAGCATTAGCTTCAACTTCTTTTTTTAAGTTCTTAAACAACTGCATTTCTTTATATTCTTTTTCTAGTCGTTTTTGAAAATTAATTAATATTTTATTATCTCTCATAATCTACCATCATTAATTTAATGCCTAACTTTTTCTGTAGTTTTGTAGGACTTCTTGAAATTCTATAAGAACCTTTAGGTTTATCTTTAAGACTTTTGCCTTTTTTATGTTTTCTAAAGGTATTTGTTTTTATGTCTATTAATTGTATTTTACCATTTCTATCTACGATTACAATGTCAAATGGACAGGCAGGATCTA